AATATTATTTTTTTTGAAATTTTATCTTTGGCTCCTAAAGAAGTCATTATTAAATATAAACTTATATAACTTAAAATTAAATTTATTTACTGCTTAAAACTTGTCTTTATTATATGATAATATTCAATATTTTCTATTTCTCTAAAAAAATATTAATTATAAAATTTTAGTAGAAAAAGTATTAGATTTATACTTTTTAAAATCAAGAAAAACTCAATAAAAGAAACTAATAAAAAATCAAAAATTTTTCGAAGAGAAATTTTTACTAAAAAACAAAAAATTTTTCGAAGAGAAATTTTTACTAAAAACCCAAAAATTTTTTCTAAAAAAACCAAAAATTTTGCGAAGCGAAATTTTTCTCGAAATTTTTCTATATAAAAACTGAATTTCTTATAATACATAAAAGTATGTCTATTGAAAACAAGGTTTATCATTATTCTGATATTAGACACTTGCCTAATAGAAATGATTTTATCATAAATAGAGATAAGCCTCTAAATGATAGAATTAATAAGCAAATAAAGAATAAAGAAAAATTATTATTTTTACCTACATATCTAGTTGAAACTCATTTTCAGGATTATAAGTATAGTTCTACGAAATATAAAATTATATTGATAGGTATTTTAGAAGATGGAAGAAAAGTAAATGTTATGCTAGATAACATATATCCATATTTTGAAATTAAGCTTAATAAAACTGAAACTTCAGAAGAATATAATGATAAAGTAAATAAGATATCAGAAAAAATGGTTGAATGCGGAGCTATTGATGATGTAGAAAATATTATGAAGATTCCGAAGCCATTTGAAGAAGAATCAAATTATAATAAGTTTCCATCAACAATTAAAGCAAAATCATTTAAATACTTTCAAGAAGAAAAGAGTAATTTTTATAGATATTATTTTGAAAAACTAAATGTAAAAGATAAACCAAATAGAAGAATGGCTATTAAATTAGCAAAAGAACTAGGATTAGACACAGCAACCGATGATATGCGAGATTATTATAGAGTCGTTTGTAGAGATTTCCAAACTACATTTAGTTCTTGGGTTAGTCTAGAAAACTATTATTATGTAGAGCCTAAGAAATGCGAGATATGTTATAATAAAGCATTAAAAAAATATGGTGCAGAAGTTGCAGAACGTGTTCCATATGCTAATTACGGAACTTCACATTCCTATCAAAATTTCTATAGAGAACCAAATGATATAAATTATAATCTTAAACGGTGTGAAGCTCACGCCGAAGAAAAAGATTTCTGTTTTAGATTAAAAGGAGAAACATTTATTTTATCTGTAGAAAACTATAAACCAGTTATTCCGATTCCTAAAGAATTATTGAAAGATAAAACATTAAGTATGACTTGGGATATAGAAACTTGGTCTCCTGATGGTTCTTTACCAGAACCTATAAATCCAGAACATAGAATATTTTCTATTGGAATAACATTTCAGTTTGTGAATGAAGATAAACCAATAGCAAAATATTGTTTATGTGATTTTCCAGCTGATGCATTAGTTAAAGATAGTGAATTTAGTTATACAACTATTGTATGCGAGAATGAAAAAAATATGATAGAATCCTTTGCAAAAATAGTTAATAAAATGATGCCTGAATTCATATTTGGATTCAATGACTCTTCTTACGATTGGAATTGGTTAATTGAAAGAGGAAGAACATACGAAAATATATTAGAAAGATTAGCAAATAACGATGTTATGATTCCATTCTTTGAAATGGATGATGAAAACATTTATAAAAAACATTTCAAAACAGAAAAGGTAAAAGTAGAAGCAGATAATAATGTTGATGGAAAAATGTTCTGTGTAAATGGAATAATTCCAGTTGATGTTAGAACTGTTTTCAGAAAATTATATCCAACAGCCGAACAATCTAATCTTAAATGGTTTCTAGAAAAAAATAAACTAGGCGGTAAAGAAGATATGCCTTATGAAAGATTATTTAAAATTTATACAAGATATAATAATTTGGTCAAGAGTTTGATTGCAAACAGTTTGCATGCGAACGATTCGCAAGAAAGTTCTCAAATAAACAGTTCTCAAGCAAACGATTCGCAAGAGAGTTTAACATTAAACAGTTTGCATGCAAACGATTTGCAAGAGAGTTTAACATTAAACGATTCGCAAACAAACGAAATATCAATAAATAATTTATCTAATATATTAAAATATGATTTGAATAATGTTCCTGAAGAAAAACAAGAGGAATATTTATTATTAAAAAAAGAATTGGCAGAAATTAACTATTATTGTTTGATTGATGCTTTTAGATGTCATGAATTAATGAAAATTCGCTCTGTTATTATGGACCATAGAGAAGTTGCTAATACGGCATATTGTTCTCTTTATGATGCATTTTATAGAGCGAATGGAATGAAAGTTAGAAATTTAACAATTGCTATTGGACAAAGAAAGCCATTCTATATTAGATTTACTAATATTTCGGAAAAAATAGAAGATGAGGGAAAATATCCGGGAGCATTTGTATTTCCTCCTAAAAAGGGAATTCAAACTAGTAAATTATCTCTTATAGAATTAATTGAAAAGGCTAAGAAAGCAAAAGCAGAAGATATTAAATATCATGACTCATTTAATTATGAATGGGCGGATACTACAGAAGAAAAATTACAAGAATATTATAATATTATAGATGAGAAAGGAATTCAAGCAGATATAGAACATGAAGATAAAAAATTTGTTGAATTTATGAAAACTCCAACAGGAAGACCAGTGACTGGTTTGGATTTCAGTTCTCTATATCCTTCTCTTATTCGATGTTATAATCTTTCTCCTGAATATTGCGTATTGGAACCTGAAAGAGCGCAATTACTACAAGAAAAATATAAATTAGTAGAAGTTGATTTTATGTATGGAGGAGAAAGAAAAATAGGCTGGTTTGTATGGCATAATAATAAAATTAAAATAGATGAAGAAGGCTTTATGTTTGGAGTATATCCTTATATTCTGAATGATTTATTTAATAGAAGAGCTTTATTAAAAAAAGAAATGAAAAAATATGACCATAGAAAAGAAGAAATTGAAGCAATGTCTGATGAAGAACAGAAAATATATCAAAATGAATATTCCGATGTTTTATTTAATAAAAATTATTTGAATTCAAAACAGAATGCATTAAAAGTGTTCATGAATACATTTTATGGAGAAGCAGGAAATAAAATATCCCCATTCTTTGTATTACATGTTGCAGGTGGAATTACCCAATATGGAAAACGAAATATTCAATTTGCACATCAATTTGTAAGAAATAAACAATGTAATGTATATTATGGAGATACCGATTCGCTATATTTAAGCGTTCCAGAATCTACATTTACAGAAATTGATAAATTATATTATACAAATAGAATATCAAAATTAGAATATTGGACTCAACAGGTTGAATTAACATTTAAAGTAATTAATGATATTCAAAATGGAGTAAATAAAGCATTCATAGAAGATAATAAAACATCATTCTTATCTATGGCTTATGAAGAAGTATTATTTCCTGTAGTATTTACTGCTAAGAAAAAATATTTTGGTATTGCTCACGAAAATATAGCAAATTTCAAACCAAAAGATTTATTTATTAGAGGAATTGAAGTAAAGAAACGAGGTGTTTCTGAATTGCTTAAGAAAATATTCACTGAAATCATGTGGGATTGCTGTAATATAAATAATTTATTTACTATTATGGAATTAGTTATACAAAAAATACATTATATTTATAGCAAAACTTGGGATTTAAAATATTTCGTGCAAACTGGGGTATATAAACCAAATAAAAAAAATGTTAAAATCCAAACTTTAGTTGAAAGAATGAAAGAAAAGGATATAAAAATAGAACCTAATGAAAGATTCAATTTTGTTATTGTAAAAAAATATCCTTATAAATATAATATTAGAGGAAGAAAAGAAGAATTGAGCATTGGAGAACGTATTGATTTGCTAGATGTCGCAATAAAAGAAAATCTTCAAGTAGATTTGGATTTCTATATGGAAGGCTCGATTAATGGACAATTAGCGAGATTAATTACATATCATGAAATGTTCGAAGGTGAAGATGATAAAACATATAAAGATGCTGTAAAATATATTTCTGAATATGCTTCTCAATTCTATACTCAATATAACTCTTATGATAAAGAACATAAGAAAATATATAGTAAGGTTTCAGAAAAGGTTAAGAATGAATCTTTATTATATGATCCTTTTATGACTAAACTATTCAGTAAAGAAATATGTAAAAGAGAAAAGAAAAGCGATATTCGAGAAGATATAGAATTATATAGAGATGAATTATTTGTAAGAATAGAATCTCAAATAGACAAAGATATGCCCGAAATAGTAAATTCATATTATGAATGGAGATTAAAATTAATTAAAGAAAAACTAATTTCTAAATCTGATATTCTAAAGGAATTGAATAATAAATATGCAGAATCTGATGAAAATACTAAAAAAGAGTTACATAAGAAAATAAAAACCCATAAATTATCTATAGATAAAGAAGCAAAAGACATTTTACTTAAAGAACTGTCTCATTTATATAAAGAGAATAAGCCAAATACTCCAAAAATATATGAGAAAATTAAACAAGAGCATGAATTTTTATATATGTCATTAAAAAGGGAAAAGATTGAAGAATTCTTTAAATTGCATGAATTATATAATTCCCCTATTGATAATATAGTTTTAAATATAAAATCACTATTAAACCTCAAAAGCTATGAAAAACCAGTTAGCGAACTAACTGAAGAAGATAAAAAGAATATAAAGGAAATAATAGATAAGGTAACTATAGATGAAAGCTATAAACAAGATATCTCATTATTATATCAAAAACGCGAAATCCTTACTAAGTATGCAAATTATTATAAGAAAATACACGATGAATACTATAAATATAAGAAAATAGAGTATATTTATGATAAAATTCAAGTATTAACTGGTGGAGACTCTATACAAAAGCCCATAGACTATGGTGGTAGATTACAGGATGATATAACTGCTGAACTAGGCTTAAAAACAGAAATCGGGAATACTACAAAAGAAGATGAATATGCCTCATTGGTTGATGATGAGTAGAGAGTTTTCTACGAAAACGTTTTCTATAAAAATGTTTTCTATGAAAATGTTTCTACGAAACTTAATTATGAATAAAACGTTTTCTATAAAAAATTTTCTATGAAACTTTATTTATAAAAAATTTTCTATGAAAAAAGTATATTTTTTTTTATTCATATAAATGTTTTCGTAGAAAACTAATGTTTAAAAACTAATGTTTAAAAACTAATGTTTAAAAAAAAATTGATTTTTTCCTCTCTAAGTATAAAGCCTTCAGAGTAAATCAGTAGCAAGCCTTGTCCGAAAACAACAATGCAAAGAACCGATATTACTCCGATAGTCGATGATCTCAAGGAAATCAAGCGTGGAATCACTATGTTGAGCAATCAACTGAGTGGTCCTGCCTTCGAGACTGCGTTCGATGCAGTCACCCTTCCCATGAGAACATCCGCAGAAGTTAAGCTTTCTTCTGCACTTGAGCGCGTTCCTGCTCATCAACAACCCGGAACACTCGCCGCCATCGCTCAACGCTGCAACCTCCAACTGGAGAGCGACGAGTCTGTGCGGGCTGTGCAGGCTTCAATTGCTGAAGCTAAGGCACGCGTCGCCGCCCTTCAGGCAGAGTTGGTGACTCTGATGAAGACGCTGGTCGTCAATCAAATGACAACCCCCTCGGAACAACCCGTACTTGCTGACGTTGCAGCAAGACACCAACCCCCCCAGCCTCCTCGCGAACTCGCTCCGATTCCCGCAAGAACCCCTCCGCGCCCAAGAGCCGAGCTGAAGAAGGCAAGCCTCACCAACCCCCTGTTGGTGCTCAGCCGCTTCGTCGAGCTCCCCGAGTCGGTCATCTACCCCTTTGGCAAGGAGGAGAGCATGTACTCTTCGGAGTTCGTGAAGGTGAACAACGCTGAGCTGCCTGCTTTCTGGGTGAAGAGCAAGGACTTCAGGTTCGAGAGCAAGGTCGTCATTGGTTGGAGAATGGTAAATGAGTGCCCTGTAGTGCATGTTTACCAAGACAACAACAAGACGATGCGTTGCTTCCTCGCCCCGCCTGGAGAAACCGACCTCGACATCTGCCAGGAGATCCCTCTGGAGCAAGCGGTTGCCATGTACCTCTGTCAAGCGAAGCGCGGTGCCTACACCCTTCCTGGCTTTGACCCCACTGGACAACGATGGGCTGATGACCCCATCCCTGACTGGGAAGCAATTTCCATCAGGTTCAAGAGGTGCTCTAGCATCAACCTCAAGGACGGCTCAGTGGTAAAGCTCGTTCTTCCCGCTGTGCAAACAGTGGAGTTCTCCCAAATGACCGCTTGATTCACACTCAACCCGTCATTACCACCCCCGCATCTTCAAGTTCCACCCCGGATTTTGTTATGTATTGTGTGCGTGTTTGTTCGTAATCGTTTGATTTTCCCTCGAGTTTGCATAAAACCCCAGTAAAGAAAATAAAAAGATAAACAAAAATACTTCTTGGCAGTTTAGTTTGAGTTCCACTAAGCTTCCTCAAGAAGCCAGAAAAACCAAAAAAAAAACAAAAAAAAAGTATTTTTTATTTTTTGAAAACTTAATATTTCATTTTTAGATATATAAATTGTTAAATATATAATATGGATTTACCAAATTATAATTCTACAAATTATCCTTTAGCATTACGAAATCAATTATCAAAATTAGTAAAGGATAATAAAGATGAACTTAAATTTCATCAAAAAATAGTTAAAGAATATTTTATAAAAAATAAACAAGCAAGAGGACTTTTAATATGTCATAGTATGGGTTATGGTAAAACAAGAATTGCAGTTGCTATTTCTGCAACATTTAAAGAAATAGACCCAACAAGAAAGATTGTTATTTTATCTGCTAAGAGTTTGGCAGAAAACTTTAGAAAAGAAGTTACAAAATATGCGCCGGATTTTAATACAGAAAAGAACCTTATATTTATTAGTTTAAATGCAAGTAATATGTTTTCGCATATTAAAAATGTTAATAAATCGCCAGATGAAGTTATGTTAGAAAAAAAGCTAGGTGATTTTTATGACGATATGAAAAAGTCCTCATTAGAAAATTCTTTATTAATAGTAGATGAAGCACATAATTTATTTAATTCAATTTCAAATGGTTCAAAAAATGCAGTTAATCTATATGATTTAATTATGAATACTAGAAATATAAAACTCATATTTTTATCAGGAACACCAATTATAAATTATCCTTTTGAATTAGTGCCTTGTTTTAATATGATTCGGGGATTTATAGATACAGAACAAACACTAGTTATTAATAAACCACAAAAGGAAGTTAAAACTTTGGTTAAACATAATTATGTAACATTATTACCAGAGAATTATGGGGAATTTAAAAAATTTTTTATTGATAAATTTTCTATAAAAAATAAAGATAAATTCACAAATAGAATATTCGGTTTGGTTAGTTATTATGGAGATTTATATTTTGAAGAAGGTGATAAAAAAGATTTTCCAAAAGAATTACCAACCATTGTTGAATATGTTCCAATGAGTCAAGAACAATTTGCAAGATATACCCAATTTAGAATATTAGAAAACGAAGAAGCTAAATTTTCAAAAAAAGATACATCTAGATTTGCAGATAATAGCGGTTCATCATCTTCTTATAGAGTTAAATCTCGTCAAGTTTCTAATTATTTTATTCCTGAACATGCATTAGGTCCTGTTAGAGGTAACAAAACAAGAGAAAGATTTTTAGATAAATTAACAAAAGAAGATTTATTAAATCATAATTATTCACCTAAAATGTTTAAGATGATAGAAAATATAAAAAAATCAAAGGGTTTAGGTATTGTTTATAGTCAGTTTGTATCTGGAGAAGGTATCGCTATATTTGCAAAAATACTGGACAATATGAATTATATAAATTATAATCAAAAACTAAAAACAGATGTCTATGATTTAGAAACAAAAAATCCTGTTTATGCTATTTTGAGCGGTGAAGTAGATCCAGATGAAAGAAGTCAAATAATCAGCGACTTTAATAATAGAAATGGTATTTCATTATTATTATTAAGTGGAGCCGTTGCCGAAGGTATTGATTTAAAGAGAGTTCGACATGTGCATATTATGGAACCATTCTGGAATTATGCCAGAATAAATCAAGTTAAAACTCGAGCTATTCGTTATAAATCACATGATGATTTGCCAAAAGAAGAACAGAATGTCCAAACATATATTTACATAAGTGATTATCCAAAAAATTTCCCAGAGAATAAAAAGAAAGAAGAAACGACTGATATGTCTCTATATAAGAAATCCATATTTTTTATGAACTTAATTAATGAATTTATGTATGCATTGATAGAAGCCTCTATAGATTGTTCTATACATTACGATAGCTTAAATGATAAGATAAAAGAAAAAATTAATTGTAAATTATGCTCTCCAGATAATAATATATTGTTTTATCCTGTAGTTAATCAAGATATGGAATTTACTTCAAACTGCAAACCATATACTGAATCTAATATAAAAGTAGATGAAATTGAAATAGATGGAAACAAATATTATTACAAAAAAAAAGATGATGACATAGAAATATATAAATATAATTCCAAGCTCCAAGGATACACAAAATATAATATTGATTCTAACTATGCTAATATTTACGAGAAGATTATGGATTTAATATAATGATTTCTATTAAGAATTAATAGAATAAATTTAATATAGGATTTCTATTAAGGATTCTATTCCTTACCAATAATACATTTAGCAAATTCGTATATTACCTCGCCATTTTTTTTGTCATTTGTTTTGTGCCATTGTTCGTCTTCAATATTATATAATATAACTGGGTTTCCTAAATAATCGATTCTTTTCCCCGGATATATAAATGTTTTAAATGCATATGTTAGCATATTTTTTTGATTTAAATTTGGGTGATTATGTTTTTCTATATATTTATTATGCATTTCGGGAATCTTAGTCCAATGTAAAGTTGGGTTTATATGATGTATCGTATGGTATCCATTATTAAATGTTAAATAGTTTAATATACTTCCTGTAAAATTACGTGCTGAATTTATTTCTTCTTTAATATCACATCCATCATGCTGCAACATATTTATACTTACGATAGCCCATTGTGCAAATAAATGTGGAATATGAAATAATAAGAAAAATTTCTTAAATTCTAAAAAGAATAATAATGAATTAAGAAGCATAACTATTCTAAATTCTCTAATTGCTTTTTTATAAAAATAAGTTCCTTTTTGAGATGTTATATATTTTATATCGTTAATAAGAATTTGCGGAGATACTGTTTGTTGAAATAATAATAAATTTAATAAATGCCATTTATATTGAAGTTTTGTAGTTCTCATGGCATCTTTACTGGTTTGTGTATATACATGATGGCTTTTGTTATGCCCCGGAATAAATGACGAAACAGGATGTCCATAAGAAATAGATAATAGTATTTCGAATATTTCATTATATATTTTATTCTTAAATACACTACAATGTATAGTATTATGCGTAATAGTTGCACATGCAAAAGAAAAATAACATAATATAGGTATGTATAAGTAATGGAAATTCCAATATCCTAAAATAGTAATAAAATAATAAATTAAAACCCATAATATAGGGCGAGTATCTCTATATTTTTCATATTCCATTATTATTTTTTATATAAATAATATATTTAATATAATTTTATTTTTTTGCTATAATAATTCTTACATCAAGAGGATTTAATCCTTTATTTTTTACTATAAATTCCTTTATTATAGAAAATCCAAAATATTCAAGAGTTTTAACAGTTTTATCATAATCTGCAGTTATTGGTTTTACTTCAGTTGAGAAAACACTTGCTAAATCATTAAATACACTTATAAATGGATTTTCTTTGCATGTCTGTATTATTAATGTGCCACCTTTATTTAATGATTTTAATAGTTCTTCCTTAAAATCAAATGAACAAATTATGGTATCATATGTTGTATTTGGTATTATTTTTTTATTATGTATTAATTCTATTATTTGAGTATTATTAGACATATATATTTTTCCCGATGTCAAATATTCATTAATATTTAATGTTAATATTGTTCTATATCTATAAACTGCATTATCATTATCTAAACTTTTCTTAAGTTTTTCAATATCTGTTACTCTTTCTTTCTTAATATAAAATAGAGCTAATGTAACATAATTTTTATGTATAAAATAGGATAATAGCATTTGCATAGAATCTACATTATTTGAATTAACATTTAGAAATCCACCTCCTTTTATTTCTATTAAAAAGGGAGTTGTTGGGATTATTATTTTTCTATTAAGAATTTCATTTGTTTCAGTTATGAACCCCATTTTATTAAATATATTTATATCAATTTTTAATTTAAAAAAAATAAGAAATGGTTTATTCTATAAAATATTATATTTAAATTT